CTGTTATAAAATCTATTGATATTGCAACTAAGAATATCCAATTACTTTCAGGAGGAAAGACAGAGAATATAGGATTTGAATCTAATCTAACTCAAGAAGAAAAAGACAGAATAGATAAACTATTTTAATGAAAGAAGTATGGGAAAAAATGAAAGAGGCAAATAAAGATGAAAGACTCTATATAGCCAATAAGTCTTTTAATATATTTGCTATGTATTATTTTTCAGATTATTTTACCTACAAACTAGCCCCGTTTCATTATGATTTCTTTCAAGACTGCCACGATTTAGTAGATAATAAAATACGAGAAGTAGCTTGGATAGCATTTCGTGAAAGTGGTAAAACCTCAATAGCTAAACTCTTTATTATTTGGCTTATCTGTACCAATAGAAGAAAATATATCAATGTAGACTCTCTTGATAAAGAAAACGCTGAGAGAATACTTTTTGATGTGGCTTTTGAGTTAGTAAACAATAAGCGACTACAAAATGACTTTGGTGTTATGTTCTCTCGTAATAAAGCAATAGATGAGATTAAACAAAATAGAATAAACAACTTCGTCTGTGAAAATGGTGTTAGAGTAGAAGCTCACTCAACACAGGAAAGCGTGCGAGGTAGAATACACTTAAACCAACGCCCAGACGCTTTAATTCTTGATGATATAGAAAACAACAAAACAAAAGATAGTGAAGCGTATACAAAACAAGTTGCAGACCATATCTCGGAAGCAATGGCTGGACTTTCCACTGATGGTTTTATGCTTTATTTAGGAAACTTCTTGACTGAATATGGGAATGTTCAACATATCATAACCAGAGCTAAAAATGATACTGGTATCAGAGTTAGAAATATACCTGTAATGATAGATAATAAGCCCACTTGGGAGTCTAAATATGCCCTGACAGACGAGGAAGCAGGCAAAACAGGCAAAGTATCCATTGAAGATAAACAAAGGCAATTAGGTTCATTAGTATTCTCTTACGAGATGATGAACAAACCGATAGACGAAATGACCGCAGAGTTTAAAAAAGAGTTTGCACAATTTGATACCGAAGAACATCTTAAAAAGTTAGACACGAATTGCTATATTACAATAGACAGTGCCGTGAGCGAAAAGGAAAGTGCTGACTTCACAGGAGTTTGTATTAACCGAGTATCCACAGAAAACAAATGGTATATCACAACTTACAGATTGAAATATAACTCAAAGGATTTAATTGACCATCTATTCTATTTGCACAAAACTTACAAACCAGTATTTCTCGGATTAGAAGAAACAACTTTTACAATGGCGATACAACCTTTCTTGCAAGAAGAAATGCGAAAGCGACAAGTATTCTTTTCAGTTACGCCAGTCAAACATAAAGGCATACAAAAAGAGTTAAGGATTAGAGGATTGATACCTCGTTGGGAATCTAAGTCTATTTTCTTGGTCGGTGATAATACTGAGTTAATGGACGAGATGAGGACATTTCCAAATGGGCAGTGGGACGATGTGCTTGATGCAGTTTCTCAACAGTTAAGTCACGCTAGACCACCATTTAGGAAACCAATGTACCCCGAAGAAAGAAAAGCTGAAACCAATATTGCAATTTAATTTATAAGTAGTATAATTTAACAAAATGAAAACTAAAAAAACAAAAGAGAAGAAACCAAAGAAAGTTAAGTCTTTAGAGGAAATTCCTGAACTATTAAAAGGAGAACCTATTTTAGACCAAACAGAAAAGTTTATGGAAGAGAATAAAGAAATGGCTGATAGTGTTTTGAATAATGAACCAGTAAAGAATGGCGAAGTCGTGCCAGAAACTCCCGAAGAACCAAAAGAAGAACCTATCACCAATGTAAACAACTGTGAGTATCGCTTAACCTTACAATTCAACAATGAAACTTATGACTGTTTTACAAATAATTTAAAGATAGGCATTTTAAGTTTCGCCCGTGAAGTTTTGACGGAAATGTTTATAAAGATAGAAAAAGGTTCGGCAATATTTGAAAAGAAACTAAATTTAACCCAAGCCAAAATGTTATTTAACGATATGCAGTCTTTAGAGATATTCCTTGAAACATTCTACGGCTTATACGGTAGACCTACAAGTAAACAACTTATGTAAAATGAAAACATTTAATCCTAAAAAACATAATAAAGACAGACGGTCAAGACCAAAATATAAAGAGGGTGAAATACCACAGGGAAAATGGATAGTAAAGAATGGAAAATCTATACAAGTATTTCCACCAAATCCAAAAGGTAAAAATCGGGCGGAAAGAAGAAAAGAAAATGCAATTAACCGAAAATGAAAAAGAAATAATAAGTATTATTCGCGAACTGAAACCTTTTGAAGTAGTGGAAATAAAAAAAGATAGGGAGGGAAAACCAGATTATTATTTAGTAAAAAGAGAGCAAAAGATAATTTTAACCACAATTATAGTAAAATGAAAGAAGAAACGAAAAGACAAAAGTTTTGGCTTGAACAAGGATATACGCAAGAGAATATAGAAAATCATTTGCGTTTTGAAAGGCGAAAATCTAAAGAGTCCCGAGATAGGCGAAAAAGAAACAACGAAAAGAACAAAGAACTTATAGAAAAGATAAAATCCGACTTAATAGGAAAAACATTTGACGGAAGAAATTATCTCTCAATAAGACCAACAACAGACGGAGCAGGATTTTGGTATAAACTTCACAGAACTTTCAAAGACGGAAGCAATGGCGATTTTAGATATTTTAGACACTTTGACGATTATTCATTAGATAGTTTTTTAGAAGAAATTGTATAAAATGAAGACATATAAAAATAAATTATTGGGTTATAACATTATAGAGGAAGAAGTAAGTCAAGTAATTCAAAAAATGGTAAAAGATGGGTATGCCGAATTTCTAGGTTATCAGTGGAGAGAAGATAGAATGCAACCAGTTTATAAATTTGACCAAGGTGTTTTTGTTTATAAAATGTTAAGATTAAAACAAAATGAAACTAAAATGCCTATTAAATAAAAAACGATTTCATTTCTGGTATAGACTAAAACAAAGGCACGGCAGTTTATTTTATTTCTTATTAGCAAAAGTGGTCGGCAAGAAACAATGTTTTGATAAGAACTGTGAATGTCTGATATGGGAATATAAAAATCACAGATTTTTAACGCAAAATAATCAATTACAAACTTATATCAATACTTTATTCTAAAAGTTATGCACACTTGACAAAATTTGCACGATATAAATACTTTATGGTATAATTACAACATATAAACCTCCGAGCAGGAAAACTGGCGGAATAAAGATAAAACTTTATTTCAATGCCAGACTATCAAACAACAGAAACAAACATAGACAATCCATTCTCTTATATTAAGAGTAATGAAACTAATTGGCGAACTGCACAAGTACCATTAACCAGAAACAAGAGCTGGTCGATGTATTCCCACATCGAGCGTTGCTACGCAGTTTCAAATGGCTTTTTCTTTGGCGGTCAAAATGACGGCAACAGACCCTATGACGACATAGTAACCCCAATAATCAATGTTGCTTTTAGAAGTGAGGGCTTTGATGTAAAAGACATTGTCCCTTATGTGGATGACATAGACCAAAACTACAAATCCTTTTTAGTAAAGAAATTCCACCCTCAATGGGCTAGGAAAAATGAATTAGATACTTTCATAGACGATGTCGTAGAAACATCGGTCATTTATGATTTAGTTTTAATTAAGAATGTAAACAATGCAAGACCCGAAGTAGTGGACTTGAAAACGATAGCGTTCTGCGACCAATCAGACATAATGGCGGGACCGATTTGTATCAAACACCAATACACCCCGGCTGAAATGGTGGAGTTTAAGGGTAAATGGATAGACGATGAAATAGATAAAGCTATCGCTCTCGCTGTCAGTGAAATAGAAGTTAGTATAGCTGGAGACCAAAAAGTAAAAACTCCTGGCAAGTATGTTGAAGTCTATGAACTACGAGGCAACCTACCAGCTACTTGGCTTGACCCAGAAGGCGAAATGAATGTCTTTACTCCTCAAATGTGGATAGTCTGCTACTACAACGATAACGAAGGCAAACAGCAAGGTATAACACTTTACAAAGGCACAGATAAGCCCCTTTCAGAGAACTTTAAGTCATTAAAGATAGACAGAATAAGGTCAAAAGGTCGTGCTTGTGGTCGCTCAATAGTGGAAACTCTATTTGAGCCACAAGTATGGAATAATTACAGTGCAATAAAGATTAAGGCATTGTTAGACAGTGCAATAAATGTATTTCAAACAGACAGTGAAGAATTTGGCAATCAAAAATTAAGCGAACTAAAACACAACACGATATTAAAACACGAAACAGGCAAACCAATTACGCAAGTTTCAGGAACTTTACAAAACTTAACAGCATATACTGGACATCAGCAAAAAATGGCGACTGATGCTCGTATTTTAGGCTCGGCTTCAGAAGGTTCTTTAGGTATAAATCCATCTTCAGGAACACCTTTTGCTTTAGAAAACGCAGTCATTCAGCAAGGACAAGGAATACACGAATATAGGCAAGGTAAAATCGCTACTTTCTTTGCTGATGTCCTTTATAGGGACTGGATTTTGCAATACTTGGTGGACGAAATGGA